TACCTAAACCACCTAAAGATGTGTACAAAAGGTGTGACCAATCTGTAAATCAGTATTGGGAACCAAAAGTTTTACCAAAAGAATTAAAGCGTATACAATCTATATTTCAATGGCATGAAACACCTGCAGTTTTTAAAAATAAATGGGTCGATTACATAGAGCAAGAGTTTGATAGAAGAGAAGATGGTTTCTGGTTTATGAATAATGGTTTACCTACTTACATTACAGGGACTCATTACATGTATTTACAATGGACAAAAATAGATGTAGGACACCCTGATTATAGAGAAGCTAACAGAATATTTTATATTTACTGGGAAGCGTGCAAAGCAGACAAAAGATCTTTTGGAATGTGTTACTTAAAAATAAGACGTTCAGGATTTTCTTTTATGAGTTCTTGCGAGGGAGTGAATACTGCAACTATAACTAAAGATGCAAGGGTCGGTATACTTTCAAAAACAGGTGCGGATGCAAAAAAAATGTTTACTGATAAAATAGTGCCGATAAGCAATAACTATCCATTCTTTTTTAAACCCATACAAGATGGTATGGATAAGCCAAAAACAGAATTAGCTTATAGAGTTCCAGCATCTAAGATTACAAAAAAGAACATGTATGTAGTGGCCGAGAGTGAGCTTGAAGGCTTAG